TGGTCGATGGTGTCACCGTCTTCCAGTGGGACAAATTTGTCATTCACGTATTTACCCGGCAGGCCATAACCTGAGAACGGTGTACCGTGATCGAGTGCCACGGGTTCGATAGTCGAAATGCGGGGACGTGTCAGCGCCCCGGCAATACCCAGCGGCATCCGCGTTAAATAAGCTTTTCCAGCCATTTAATTCACCTTATTTGCGATTGTTCCAGAATTCAGCGTTCAGCTTGTTCAGCTCTGCTGGGGACATGTGCTTCGTATTCGTTGCACTGTCAGTGGTATGGGTGTGTCCACCCAGAGGGGTAATGGCGTTTTTTGCTTTGTTCAGGGCAACAGCAGCGCTAAACACAGCATCCACGGTGGCTTTTGGTGCTTTGGTAAAATCCTGCACACCGAAGGACTTGATACTGCTGTCACCGGTACGAACGGCATGATCCAGTACCTGACGTTTCAGTCCTTTATCGCCCGTTGGTTTGAAGCCCGGACAGATGATTTCTGCATCGGCAATAATGTTGCGCTTATACGCCGCATCACCAGTTACCTTGCTGTCTTCTTCCGCATCTTCGTCACCGGTCATGTTTTCCTGGGCTTCATCGCCGGTTTTCCCTTCCAGTTTATCCAGACGGGAAATAATGGCCTGTGCCCACGCAGGAACGTCGTCATCACCTGTTTTTTCTTTCTCAGTGTTATCCGGATCATCATCTGCAGTTGTGCGGTTAGCTTCCGGTAACGATGTCGCCTGTGACGGGATGTTGATATTAATGGTTGAGCCGGGAATCGAACCCATGCCGTCAGAGGGCATATCCGGCGCTTCGTCAATGAGCTTTTGCAAAGCGTCATCGTCTTTCGTCTTGATCGCAGTGACCAGGTTTTTAAGCCATGACATTACAGGCTTCTCCTTTTTCAGTGATGGGATGGAATCCCCGATAGCGCACCGGCTACCCGCCCGGCCACGATCAACAATGGCGAGATGGTTTCCGGTGATTTGATGTTGTTTTCCCCGCCCCGGTGATAACTGCTGGTACTGGGCGTCATAGCCACAGCTGACGTCACGTACACCGGCGTTTACGGCATCAATGGCCTCCTGACGTTTGATCAGCATGTCTGCCAGCAATAAATCAGACTGTTCGCCAACACCTCTCCGGACGTTCTGAATATGTCCGTGTGCCAGCTCCGAATAATTCGAGGGGTTAACAAAAACGATATTTCCGCTGCTGTCCTCCGGATGTCCCAGCGTGACAGCCACACCCTCAAAGCTGGCGATGGTTTCCGTGGAAAAGACTTCATCTTCCGTTCGCCAGACAGTTACCGTGCCGCTGGCATCCGGCTCCAGACCGATTTCCTCAGGCAGATAAACCTGTGTGCCTGTTCGGGCTATCGGTACGTCTTTGCACAGCAGGGAACCATCAGCCTGCTGATAGCGGGTTTCGCCCAGGCGGGTAGTGAAAAAATATTTCATTCCTCCACCGCCTCCGTTGATTTGATGAATTCACGCAGTAGATGTTTGATCTGACGAACATTGCCACGGCCATACACACAACAGCGTTGCTTATCTCCCACTCGCTGATAGGTGGCAGAAATGCCGTTGTAGCTGGCGCTGATTCTCTCTGCGCCTTCGACCTTCTGCTTGAGAAGGTAGATATGCTTTTTCATGGATTACCTGCTCAATTACGGGCAATAAAAAAGGCCGCTCAGTGGCGACCTGTATGGGGTGGTTATTTTTTCTTTCTTCTTGCGTCAGGAGGCGTTTCAATGGCTCTCTCAACACTCCATCCTGAATCAATTCTTCGGCGTAACGTGGTTCTTGGGATACCGTATTTTGATGCCATATCTTTAGTTGATAGTGTATCGCCTTTATACGTGATCCATCGGGTATCCCTGCGATTTAGCCCCTGCTCTTTTGCCGTTGCCCACCGGCAGTTGTCAGGGGTGTAATCTCCATTAACATCAATCCTGTCGATACTGTGCGCGTTTGATGGCCTTTCGCCCATGTCATGCAAAAAATTATCAAAAGCATCCCATCTGGCACAAACCTTGATGCCCCTTCCGCCATATAGCGGGTAATGTAAATCATCAGATTTGTTGCATCGGGATCTCATCGACTGCCAACTCACATAGGTCAGCGACCGGGTAGAACCGTGCGTTTTAGAGCGTATTGATGTTAATTCATTTCTAAGACAACCACAGCTTTCAGATGCCCCTGAAGTTAACATGGACCCACGGAGAGATTTGGTATTGCCACATTCGCACTCGCACAACCAGTATCTATGACCGTGATCTAATCTTTCCGCTCGGCAGATAACCCTCCACCTGCCAAATTTGAGGCCTGTCAGGTCTTTCGCTAAACTATTTTCAGCCATTATTTACCTCGATTAAGTAATGGTTAGGCTCCCACTCTGTTACAGCAGAATGGGAGCCGTTATTTTATCACTTACGAGGATCCGGGATCTGCACTCTCGGCCAACATTTACAATTTGGTAATGTCCCGCAGTGGCCTGTCATTCCATCTAGGGTCGGCGGGCTATCCCATCGGACAAAGACACCCTTCATCTTACGATGCGATGGCCTCGTTCCTGCTCCTTCTATTTCCCACCAGTAGCCCTCAGAGCCTACTGCCAGTGCTCGTGCTTGTGTCAGTGCGCCGGATGCCCTGCCAATCTCTGTCCGGGCAATTAACTTCGCTCTGCTGGCTGCAACGTTTCCAGACTGCATAATCATTTCATACAGCTGGTCAGGACGTTCGCCGTTAATCACCGCCTGCATTGCACGATCCTGAATATCACGCACACGGTCAGCGGCTTCGAGTGGCAGAGATTTCATCACCTGAACCTGACGAGCCACAATATCCTGTGCTACCTGCCCGACAGGGGTGTTACCCACCACATCACGTAACCCTCGTGAAATTTCTTCAGATACGTTACGCCACTGTCGCCATTCTTCTTCCTCAACCTGCTGGAACATACGCCGTCCAACCATTTCAGCCCAGGTGTCAATGACCAGTGAATATTCTGTCAGGCCGGAAATAACCGTGTCAGTGCTTTGTTGGGAACCATCGTAGGAGCCGGTTACGATCTCGTTTATCCGGGAGACCATCGCCAACAGGCTTTGCTGGTAAATCTTCTCCGAACGGCGGCGGAGGGCTGTTTTCAAATTCAGACTCCTCCAGCTCTTTCTTCGCATTCTCTATGTCCTCGTCAGTCACAGAACCACCGATACCGATAACCTCTGAGATATTCCGCAGGTCATTCATGGCAGCATGTACAGGTATGATCTGACGATCCACCAGCGTACTGAGTGCTGTTGCCACGTTGTTGGCCATCGTTGCGCGGTCGGTGTCTGACATTTCCCAGAGTTTGTTAAATTCAAACGTGAAATCGTCCGGAAGCGGTTCACCAAACAGAGAACGCCAGGAAATATCCAGCAACCAGCGGATGTGCCGGCGCAGTCGCCGTTCCTGCAGTGAGTTAACCCGGCTGTAATAGTTTTCCAGATCACCATCACCGGTATTAAACCCTGCCGGTGACTGACCGAACAAACGAACCAGAGGGATACCTGTTGCTCCGGACACCTGTTCTGCAAACCGCAGAATCACATCCGCAATCCCTGAAAAGGAATAGCTGTGCGTCTGGAACTCATCGTTTTTATCCATCAGGGTCATGCCCTCAATGGTCTGAAACTCACGGATCATGTCCATGTGCTTCATCAACGCTTTTTCCAGGTCGCCACCGGTTGCCAGAATCGTGCGTAATTTTTCGATACTGTATGTCCGGAGGTGTGCTTTGTGGATTAGCTGTGTGGTACCCACGGTTGCCGTATCGAAAGCTTCAATGCGTTCGAAAATGCGTTCAACGACTGACATTCCCCAACCGTTCTCAGTCTGAGCCTGGTTAAATGGCAGACTGTCACCTTCCATACGGATCAAACGGGAATGATGGATGTTCCAGGCAGGGACACCACTCTGGTTGGTGATGACCTGGTAATATTTGGGTTTACCAAAATCTGGTCCCAGTTCGGTAATGGGATCATCATAGCTGGGTGTTATCTGCCAGCGGTCGAAACACAGCACACCTTTAAACTGCCCTTCTTTCAGTGTTTCGGGGTTGAGTGGCGTAGACATATCCTGCCCTTCAATCAACACCACCAGCACCGCTCCACCATACAGGCGTGACCATTTAACCAGATCATTAAGACCATCCCAGATAGCCGCGGTGTCCCAGAACGTTTCTATTTTGCCTTTATGTCCCGGCTCCAGATTGGAACTGATGTTGATGCCCTTGCGGGTCATGTCATCGGCAATCGTATCGACTGCTGCTCCAACCAGAAAGGATGACCGGTAGGCAAATTCCAGCTCAACACGGTTACGTGAAATGTATTTCGGTTGATACTGACCATTGGACTGTATGTTTCGGGTGCCATTACCCAGTTTTGCAGTGAGATTGTTATACCCGTCAGCAGTCGCCACGGGCTTTCTTGCGCCGTTTCGGCGAGTTTTACGGGACATGTTAAGCTCCTGACAGTGCTCCCCAGGCATCCAAAGAACTGTCTGTTGGTGCGAACGACATAATGAATGCGTCAGCAATGTTTGGTGATGGCACATCACGCTTTGCCAGGTCTTTCTTGCTCTCAACCATCACCCGACCATTTTTATCGAAATCACGATGTGGTGTGGTGAGTTCCAGTTTCAGCTTTTCCAGATGTGGGCAGGATGAGTCGATACTGATCAGCTCATCAACAGAAAATGATTCGCCATTATTCACGGCATTAAATGTGTTCCGGAAGCGGTCGGCCACCAACCACCACGCCTGCGCTTTGAGGTTGGCGAAAAAATCCTTGTTCGGGATGCCGTTGTATTCATCCTCAGGGTCATTAACGCCAGCACCGGCATTAAACCGCTGGTAATTGATTCGGAATGCATGAGGATTTTCACGCCGCCGGTCATCATTAATTTCTGAAAATTTTGCGCCTGCAGATGCCCCAACACCAATGGAGTCGTAAACAATTTCTGCATCACGTTCCATCGCCACCTGGTATGTTCGCTGGCAGCTTTTCAGCAATTCATCTTCTTTCGCTTTCCACTCATCAGCCCAGTACACCACTGAGCCGTGTCGGTAAACGTTGGCGCATTTATCCGCCCCGCTGTCAGCCACGTCAAAACCAATGCGTTTACGGCCGCTGGGCTCAAAATTGAGAACCTTATGTGCATCAATTGCCGCTTCAATCCACGACAGTTTGATAATGGCCACATCATCATCAGATTCCGGCACACCTTCGTAGACGTGCTTAAATCCTTCCGGATCACGTCGCCGGGCAGCTTCGATAACTTTCATCATCGTGTCTGACAGGAACGGGTTTTCGTCGTAGTTGATTTTGCGGATTATCGTATCTTCCGGTGGGTCTACAACGAAGTTACGCCACACGTAATCAGTGACTAATCCAGGGTTAAAGATGAACCAGCACTCAGAACCTTCTTTACGAATCGTCGGTTCCAATATTTTCCATTGGTATTCCGTCAGTGCGTGGGCCTCTTCCAGCCACAGAACGCTGACGCCTTCCAGTGACTTAATTTCTTCAATGTTTCGCCAGAGGCCATAAAACACAAATTCAGAACCCGTTACCCGGTTAATGATTTTGTTATTCAGGATGCGAAAACGATGCCGCAGACCAAACCGGTCTATCTGGATTTTCAGTAGCGTATAAACTGACTCTTCAATTTTGTTCTGTATCTGACGGGCACAGCAAAAACGCAGGTTGTATTTGTTCGCCAGAAAAATAGCGAACCCAGCTGCATCCCACGATTTTGATGATGAGCGACCGCCATAAAGAACTTTGTTTCGCTTCTGTGTTGTCCAGAAATTTCGTAATGCCGGATTAAGTGTCGGCTTTGATGTCAGCGTAGAAGTCATTCAGGTCTCGTTCTCCGTTACCATCATCAACACCCGCATCACGGCGTAAGCGATCTGCTTCCAGTGATACTTTGTCAGTAGCTGCGATACGGTAATCTGTATCAGCGTGAATTTTATTAACTGTGGCCAGCGTTCCCACGATGGATTCAATACGCACGGTATTACGCATCATGGCTTTTTCAGCGGCAGTAATATTTGCCAGCAGATCTTTTTTGACCTGATCTTCTTCCGCATCTTCCAGCAGCACTATCCAGCGACCAATATTTTCTGACGCCACCAGGTTATTTGCCCGTAAGCGGAACAATTCATCTTCCATAGTCAACGCTCTGGCATCTTCGATGACTTCATCTTTCAGAAGCAGACGTCTGGCGTAACCACCGTGCTTTAGTGCGTGCTGATTACCAGGTGGGAACGGATTAACTGGCGGAGCAGTACGCGAACCACGAATCGGTTTCGTATCTGATACCGGTTGCACTTTTTCTGTTGCGTACTTTTCCGTATCGCCAGAATCCACGGGCTTTTGCGTGGTACGCAGTTCTTTTTTTTGCGTACCATTTTTGCGTACCTGCGTACCAGATTGCGTACCGCTTTTTTTCTTCCTGACCCATCCTGATTTATTAGCCCTTTTCCTTATGGCTCCCTCAGTGACTCCATACAGAGCACCTATCTCACGGAGGCTCATGACTCCGGCCCGGTATGCCGTTTCGATGGCCTCCCAGTCCGGCGTTGCCATTGCTCTAACCCCTATTCTCTGGTTATTATAAATAAGCGCTCGGAAGCGACCTTTGTTATAAACCCCCACTTTTTTATTAACCTGAAAATAAATAAACGGAGTTTTTTATGCTCAGTAAAAATCAAAAAATATTACGTTCATTGATTTGCCGTAATAACGACCATGAATCCATCCCTCAGACAATACCGCCTGAAAAAATAAAGATGTTTTACAGAGAGCTGTGCTGGGCAGGAAGCTCCCCGTGTTTTAAAGCCATAGTTGATATGGCCGCAGGGAAACAGGAACCACTGGATGAGCAAATTAGCCAGTGGAGCAGAGCTTGTAAGTGGTATAACGGTACATGGAATCCAGATCAGTAGAGACACTGTTCTTTGATATAATTTTGTAAACCTTTTAATTTTACCTGGTCGCTCACAATACCTTCTCTGATACCGAGAAGGTTTCGTCCAGCAGTTGAAGAGAGTTCGGCAATCCTGTTTTGGATGTCAAGTTTTGACAAGTTTTGGGCGGCTATGCGGTTTGCAGTTTTGACGCTGTACCCCGCCCGAATAGCCGCTTGCGTGGCGTTTAAATCGATGAGGTACTCGCGACAGAACATTTCCTGTTTGTCGGTGAGTGCCATATTTTATCTCTGGAGATTTTGGTGAGAAAATTAATCGTATTTGTATCTTTTTGTTCGACTTTAGGCTTTGGCTATCAAGCCATAACCAGTCAAACATTAGCCACAGCGCTAGCAGCATTAGCGAGTTTGGTCGTTTTTCTAACAGCCTTAGCCAATCTAAAAAGTAACAAAGCTAAAGAGCAAAGTGTTAACCAAACAATCGGCGATAATTCTAGCGGCATACAAATAGGTGGCAACGTAACCATTAATGAAAAGGACAAAAAATGAACTTGTTCGAGAAATCCGGCCAAAGTGTGGGTGATAATTCCTCAGCTATACAAGTTACAGGTGATGCCCACTTTGGTAACACCACTACTGAGGTCATGGCAATATGCCAATTAGTGGTCAAAAGCGAAATGGCTTCTCTTCGTGAAGATGCTTACGCTTTAGTAAACTCACGTGCTCAAGAATTTGGCCACCAGATTGCAGAAAAGCTCTCTAAAGATGTTGATGAAAAACTTAGAGCAAAACTTGCTGATCCTGATATTCAATACACCCTCAACCAAGCAGTTGTTCAGGTCGCGAGAAAGGGGATTGGCACCAAGTCAGATATTCTTAAGGAATTGATAGTAACAAAAATAAAGAGTGAGGAAGAATCTGAAGACTTAGTAATTGACCAAGCAATCGATACAATTCAAAGATTAACAACTAGTGAAATTAAGCTAATGTCTCTGATTATGTACTTTCGTTACACTTCCAGATATATGTACGGTGAGAACCTCAAGGACATCATACGATCTGGTAAGAATAGCGACAGACATCCAGTTTTAACTGTCGAATATTGTAAAAATGTGTTCTCCGCGGTTTATAACAACTACTCACCTGACTTTGAGAAAGTTCTCGGCGAACTTGATTCTATCAAGCTTGTCGATACCAGTATGATGCAAATTAAAGGCTGCTTTTTGAATGGCAAGAATTTCAAGGAAAGTCTTTACGATATTCTTAAAAGTATATCAAACCTTGACGACAGCGTTGACGCTGACTTCAAAAGTTCATTCCCATTAATTTCAGACATATTATCAAAATTTGGTATTGACTCCATACGGGAATTTGATCGACTTGTCCCGAGCCCTGTTGGTAAGGCTATTGCGGAAAACTATCTTAAGTGTCATGGTTTTTTGGGACCTGACTAAAGGCTCACTTTGACTACTGATTATAAACATTGCTTGTGGATGTACTGCTGCAATGCCGCCA